CTTGCATTGGATAGGTCAATCGTAGCAAGATCCCCGGTGATCGAACCGGTTCGTGCAGCTGCACGGTGGATTTGCTGCGCATGCCGGAGATCCACTCCGGCATTCCGCCTAAGCCGCTCTTTTATGAGCCGACCGATTCCAAGCTGGTAGTACACATTGAGGCTAGGCTCAATGGCAATCCCACGATTCGTCTTCGCATCCTTTGGGACGGAGGTGAACCGATTGCCTGGAACCGACTTAGGTGAACGCACCTGATGATTAGACGTACAGGCTGTCGCCCAGTGCGTTCCTGACCATGGAACTAACCATGGCCAAGCATCAGGGGTTAATGTCGGGTTAGATGACATTTTGTCGGCAACTGTTGTCAGTTGTCCACGATCATCGTACGTTGCACCCGGACCGTGACCAGCAAGCTCAGCGACCCGAAGATCGCTGAACCTACCAAGCCACGAAGCTATATTTTTCCGAGCGAGCGAAAGGATTCGCTCGGGCGCGGGTCCTCCCAGGCGTGGTGCCTGGAACACGAACCCGTATAGCCGTTCGTTGGTGCGGTAGCACTGCTGCTCTGCGACCACAAACTTTTTTACAGCCTCCTGATGGAGGTCGATTGCAGTTGGCAGAAAATCCGCCTTCCGCAATAAGTCCGTGGCCTGAGCGGCCGTACGGTAGGACATCGCGTCCGCGTACTGTGCTGCCTCAGCTGTCAAGTTGACGAGCTGACCCCACTCGCCGTGATCGATCAGGATCTTCACGGTCAAAGCGCGCGGGGAATCGAGTCCAGCCAGGATGGCCTGGACCACCTTAAGAATGTCTCTCAAGATGAACTCCTACGGAACCGGTTAAACCGGCGCCGTGCCAGCCTTCAGGTCGACCTTGAGGGCCGTCAGAAGGTTGATCGTCTGCGAGACCACTTCGTTCCACTGGGTGGACGTCATGATCTTGGGCATGGCGAAGGAGATGTCGACTTGGCCTTTGCGGTTCACCCGCGTGATGCCGCTCGAATCCGTTTCCAGATTCGGATACAGCACCTGCAGGTTCGCCCGGCGGGTTTCGCCGTCACCCGAGTCCTTGGCCACGAAGGTCAAGGTCGGTTGATGGGCCAGGGCAGTGCCCACGGTCTGGCTTGCGAAGGCCGCAGGGAGGTTGGGACCCCCCTGACCGTTGAGCGCGGTCCACACGATGTCGGTCGTGCCGTCATTCTTTTTGACGGTGAGATTGGCAATGATGGTCATAATGGCCAGGTAGTGTCAAGCGGGTTTGGCGGATGCCTACCGTCGCTTGGCGAGTTGCTGAAGAAGGAGAGAAACAGCGTTAACTGCTCTTCCCGGTTGAAGGATCCAAGGATCCCTCAGTCGAAGGGGTGGGCCTGAAATAGCCCCCACCGTTCTAGCTAGCCTCCAGCCCTCGAAGTTGACGACGTATCGTCCAAGCTTCGGGAGTTGTGGGTGCGTAGCCGGAGACGGTTGCCCGACGAGTTGACACTTCACGGTTGCGAAGTGCGTAGTACAAGAGTTTCGCAGTTCCAACCCCATCCACGGGGTCAGGCCTCTGAGGAATTCCTCCAAATTAATGAAG